CGCCAGTAAAGTAGTCAATCGCGAAAGACCACGGGATGAGTTCCCAAACGGTAGGGACGAAATCACGGAGCTGTAAACCAAAGGTTTGCTGAAATTGCCCTGGTTGGCCAACTTCGACTTTTATCTTACCCTTAATACTACATGTCGTAGTAGTAGTGGTTAGGATATCATAGTCAAAATAGCCACACCCGGGGTAGTTCTTTGAACCTGAGGAGACAACAGGTGATCCGGTTTCTCCAGCGAACGCGGATACATTGAGCGTGTTGATGCCTGCAGCAGTTTGTGCTGCAGCTGTCGCCAAGCTTTCTGTATCTCTGATCAAAGGATACCAACCGAAGGAATACTCTAGCCATGTTTCAGCCATAATTCCTCGCTTTTTGGCTTTCGAGACGTGTTTATTCCTTCTCAGGTTTTTGTTAACCTGAGTGAGGTACGACTTGAAGCCTCCGACGAGGGCACGGCCTGGCCTGGCTATCATCCTAAGTGACTCGTTAAGCTCGCCAAGAGTAACACCCAGATTAGCGGGTGAAATTCTAGACTTGCCTTTCGAGACAAATTGTCGAGTGGCGTTACTAATAGGACCCGGCAGGTTTGCACCTGGTGTGGGTTTACTAAAAGTAATCAAATCCGTCTTCCACTGCGTTAACTCAGTCCTATAGACTATTCTACCTGGCGGAGACCCGGAGAGACGCTTTCTCTCTACATAGAGATTGGCGGCCCCTGGTTCCGTTTTGGTAAAACGTGCTCTAGAAGCTGAGACAGCGTTAGTGGCATCCGAATTTGCAGCCACGAGCGACTTCCAAGCAGGCTTATCGCCACCGGAATTAGACTCCGTGTCACTCCATGATACAGTACTTTGGACAGTCTGGTCGTAATTTTCGGCCAGATTGTCTATGTCTGTAACTTTGGTACGTGTCACGTTTATAATTCGGTGACGAGTCGTCTCACTTTTGGCGCTCATGGGAGTCCACCTGTATCTAGAAGGTCAATCTGACACAACCTACCTGAGATAACTTCATCTGAGTCATCAATCACGACCATGCAGAAGTAAGTATCCTGGTTGCTCATCACGTACGCGATCCTCTGATCAGACCGAAGTCTGAGTCGGAAGTTCGCTGTGAGTAGGCATTCAGAACATACATTCGCATTGTCGAGAGAGGGTAGACTCATTTGCGTTCACCTCAGGTAGTTCGAGACCCTGTAACAAGATGTTACAGAGCTTCAAGGACACGTTAGTGGCCTTGGACGAGACCCCGTAAG